AGCGTTCTACTACGGGCTTTGACGAACTGAATATTTTAGGACAAAATACCGACAGCTCTTCCGATACTTCGGAAATGTTTGAAACCGTTGATATTAGCGGTTGGGATGTTGCAAAATCGCTCGCAAAGATAGCTGCTCTTATAACAGGTGTTACAACTTTAATTTCGTTATTCAAAGGCGTTAGTATTGGCTCTATGTTTAAGAGCATAGGCAATGGATTATCGAAAGGCTATAACGCTATAAAAAACACTAACAAATGGACGAAAGCGGCAACAGCTATTACCACTATCGCCGTTGAGGGTTATGCTTGCTATGATGCGTTTTATGGAATGTTTACAGGTACAAAAAGCGTTGTAGCCGGAATAATAGAAATAGGCGTTGTCGGTGTGGCAGCGTTTGCCATGTTGTCCGCTGCATTTAACAGCACCGGCATAGGAGCAATTATCAGTGCTATCGTTATAGCAATAAGCGCAATTGTTGCCGGCATAAAAGCTTCATATGAAGCCACTTATAATAATGAGATGGCTAAATTTTGGCAAACCACGGGCGTTGCGATAGACGACGTTACCGAAGCTTTAAATGAATATCTTGATACGCTGGGAATAGATAAACAAGCCGAATGGAACGATACGCTTGCCGACAGTGTAAGTGAGCTTAATTCGGCGGCAATGAGTTACGATGCGTTATGGGCGGCAGTGCAAGGCGGTGAAATGAGTAGCAAGTTAATCAATGACCTCGCAAGCGCGTTTAACGATTTAGCAGATGCCGCAAACACCGTAAACGAGGCGGCTATCGGTCAGTTAATGGCAAGTATTGCTACGGGTATAAAGTTAAATATAACGCCCGAATTGACCGCGCAATTAGGCGAATTGGTAAGTAAAATTGAAGTGGCTTCCGACCTGTTGAGCGCAAAAATTACAGGGATAAGCGCGGAATATCAGTCTTTATTGAATGAGATTACTGCAAATGGCGGTAAATACACGGCTGAACAATACGAAAAGTTACAGCAATATCGTGAAGAACTTGATAAATATACTTTAACAGATACTTCGGCAGAAGAAAATTGGAAACTGTCCCTCGACGAGATGCTAAAAAAGGGAGTCGCATTGACTTTTGACGACGAAGATTCTTTAAATGAATGGCTACAAACAATATCGGATACACGCGATGATTATTTGGAAACCATGAGAACAAGTTTTACCGAAGGTGTAAGCACTATAAAAGGGTTGATGAAATTATATCCCGATTTGTTTAACGAAAGCGATTTAGCCGCATATATTCAAAGCTATTCAGCTGCGATAGACACGGTTAATCAACAGGTAAATAGCGTTATTCAGTCCGTTTATGATAGTTTGGATGCAAACGCTTCCCACTATCATGTAAATTATTTCCTACAAGATGATCCGCTGTGGACATATTTAGCTAAAAGAGATGCATCCGATAACGAGGAGCGAATCTTATCGATTATTCTAAGTTATATAAGTTCTTCCGAATATACGATTGAAGATTTATATGATTTATACGATATTCCCGATGAGTATCGTATTCCCGCACACGCGAACGGCGGATTTGTTGAGGATGGGCTATTTTTAGCGAATCATTCTGAGCTTATAGGCGAATTCTCTAACGGCAAAACCGCAGTTGCAAATAATATGCAAATTATTGAGGGCATAAAGCAAGGCGTTATGGAAGCAATGAGCGAAAGCAACGGACAAGGCGGCGATTGGACGATACAAATCGTTGACGAAAGCGGCAGAGTTAAAGGCGAAACGATTATCTCGGCGGCAGAAAGAAAGAACCGCAGGGACGGCAAAACGATTATCAGCATAGGAGGATAAAGTAATGAACGAAGAATATAATCCTATCCGCTCGGTAGACGGGCATTCCGTCCCCTGCCCCTCTTCCTATCAATGGAAGCTTGAAGATATTTCTGCAAGCGATGCAGGGCGCACGGAAGATACCGTAATGGATAAAAAGCGCATAGGGCAAGTTGTAGGTATAGAACTTGCATGGCAAAATGTTTCGCTCGAAGATGCGCATGATATTCTTACGGCGTTTAATCCCGAATATATCGACGTTTGTTATCTCGATGCCAAAGAGGGAAAATACGTCACTTCCGAATTTTATGTCGGCAACCGCACTTCTCCTCTTTATAACGCACAACTCGGCGTATGGTCTAAAATATCCTTTAATCTTATAGAGCGTTCGGGGGTGAAATAATGTATCCGATTTCAGACGAAGTACTCGAATTGTTTAAAAAGAATTACAGACAGATAGTAAATATCACTTTACGTGGAGCAAATAAAACTATTACCCTTACCGAAGCGGATATACGGCAAGGCGGTTTTTCCATAGACCGCTATTCGCTGTCTAATTCTAAAATAGAGATGGGTTCGGCAGTAGCCGCAGAGCTCAATCTTACGCTTGAAAACAACGACGACCGCTTTTCGGATATTGTCTTTGAAGATGCCGAATTGGAAGTTAAAATCGGGATTAAAAAATGGGATGCGTATAAATGGGAAAATGCCGTTGTTCATTGGATTCCGTGCGGATTCTTTACGGTGGACGATCCCCCTCGCAAATTGGCAAGCATAAGTCTTTCTGCGCTTGATAGAATGGTAAAATTCGATGCCGAAATCACAAGCGGCATATTCCCCACTACCGTTGAAAACCTTGTTAAAACTTGTTGCTCCCGTTGCGGTGTAACATTGGCTACGGATTTAACTACACTGCCGAACTATAACTACACCATTACATACGAACCCGAAGATGATTCCGAATTGACATACAGGCAACTTATTCAATGGGCGGCTGAAATGATGGGCGTTTGCGCCTACATTGATTGGAACGGGGAATTGCGTATGGAATGGTATTCGGACACGGACACTAAAATCACAAAATCCGAACGCTATTCTTCCGACCTTTATGAAAACGATATAGTTATAACGGGCGTACAGATTACCGACAGCGACGACAACGTTTATCTTGCAGGTACAGACGATTACGCCTTTAACATATCAGGCAACAACCTTATTACACACGATTATGACACGGTAGTAGCTAATCTTTATGCAAAGTTAGGCGGCTTTACTTATCGCCCCTACTCTGCAACGATTAAGCCCATGCCACATATTTACCCGTTGGATAGGATTGATTTCGTTGATAAGAACGGAGCTTCTCACAACACGATTGTAAGCAATGTGACGTTTAAAATGAATCAGTCTACGGAAATTGCAGGTAAAGGCGAAACGACTAAAAAGAATTCCTATTCGGCAGCAAATCCGCTCACGAAAGAAGAATCTATCGTAGTACAAAAAATCCGTAAAGAAGCAGCGGACGGCGACAAAAACATAGAGCAATCCTTTAAAGCCGCAGACGGCGAATTGTTGAGCAAGATTACCGAAGAAGTAACGAGAGCAACTACCGCCGAGGATGGGTTAAGTACGACAATAACGGAAAAGTACAATTCCGTGCTGGAACAAACTTCTTCTTCCATTACAGCCGCTGTAAGCGAGGAAAAGGAACGTGCCGTAGCCGCTGAAAGCGGATTAAGCGCAAGCATAACGGAAAAATACAATGCCGCTATTCAAGTTACTTCCGACAACATTACAAGTGCCGTAAGCGCAGAAAAAACACGTGCTATGACAGCCGAGGATGGGTTAAGTACGACAATAACGGAAAAGTATAATTCCGTGCTGGAACAAACAGCTACGATGATTTCCGCAAAAGTCAGCGCAACAGGCGGCGAAGATTCTTCATTTTCTTGGAGTTTAACAAGCGACGGATTTGTTCTTAAAGCAAATAATGAAACCGTCATGAATGTTACTTCAAGCGGACTGACTGTTAAAGGCATTGTGCAAGCTGATTCGGGATATGTTGGCGGTTTTACTCTCGCAGATGAACAATTATATGCAGGTGATAGTAGTGATAATATTGCAATAAATCCCAAAAAATTGACGTTTCAACATTTTATAAAAAACACATGGCGAGAAGATAAGAATTTTAACGTCATTACAGTCTCACAGGCGCACACGGGTGAAATTGAGCTAAGCAAAGCCAAATTGGTTTTAAATGATAATTGGATAATGCTTTGTGGAGGAAGCGAAGGTAGTTATTACCACTATAAATATTATCCATTGTTTGAAATCAATGACACGTATTTAGGAATGACTTTTACTATCGTATGGTTTTACGGTGAGGACAGTTATGGTGGCGAACTCAAAAGTGAATTACGTACAATCAGCGGAAGCATCAATGATTTGCGTGAATCAGGCGAAAACAGCGGTGGAAGCGGTGGAACGATAACAGTATAACAGGAGGCATCATGAAAATACAAAAAGTAGCACAGGTTAAAGGCGTATTTAGTCCCCTTGTCCGGACGAAGCTTTCGCCCAAAATCGCATATAAACTGTTAAAGTTTATAAAAGCGTTGGAATTCGACGAAAACTTTTTCAACTCTAAACTCCGGGAAATAGTTAATGAATACGCCGAAAAAGACGAAAAAGGAAAACTTCGTGCAGACGAAAAAGGGAATATAGTCGTTTCCGAAGATAAGCAGGAAGCTTTCAAAAAGGCAATAGACGAACTGAACGATATAGAGGTCACCACGCCCGATATTAAGTTCACGCTCGACGAATTGCAGGGATTAACTTTATCGGTTGTCGATATGTCAATCATAGAAGATTTTATCAAGGAGGAATAATAAATGGCAGAAATTACAAAATCACTATCTGTCGATGTAGCCAAAAAGAATACCTTTCAGGCTATCGTCGCAAAACAGGGTGATACGGCTTCCCGTTTCCTGAAAATTCAGTTAATGAATGAGGGTGAGCCTATATCAGTTGATAGCAGTTCTTCTGTTACTATCAATGCCCGTAGAAGCGATGAACAGTCAAAGACCTTTTTGGGTTCGGCAAATGCAGACGGAACAGTCACAGTACCGCTTACGCAATGGATGTTAGCAATCGACGGGTTAATGACCTGTTCCGTTACGGTGGTTGATTCGTCAAGCAGGAAACTTTCCACCACCTCTTTCAACGTAAACGTTGAATTTGCGGAGTGTGAGAGCGAGGAAATATCGGAAGATGACAATTACGATATTCTTGTAGCACTGCTCGCCGACGTTTCCGAAGTAAAGGAAGATACCGAACAAGCAACGACGGATGCAATAGCCGCAAAAGAAGCGGCTAATACAGCGGCTGCCGCCGCAAATGCCGCAGTGAGCGATTATAACACGGCAAAGGCGAATATCGAAACGGCGGTTGCTTCAATAGAATCCGCTAACGTTACCGCAACGGCAGATGCCGCAAAAGCAACAACGGCTAAAAATGAAGCCGTAGAAGCGGCGGCAAGAGCGGAAGCTTCCGAGGATGCGCTAACGGAACAGTATAATACCCTTTCGGGGCAGGTTGCTTTGAAAGCGGATAATCTGTACTTTAACACCGAGGACGGCAAACTCTATCTTATGTCGGACGGCGAAGTTATCGGCGACGGCGTAACGGTTGCCACAAGCGGTGGCGGCAGCGGTTCGGGTTCTTCTAACAGCGCGGTACTCACCGTAACAAACACGACGGGCTGGCTTTCTAAAACAATAGCCGAGGATTCTGCTTGCGTTTTGTCGGGTACTTGGAGTTCGATTGAGGACGAAATCGCTACGGGCAACGGCGTTCTTACGGTTAAGGTCGCAAACGTGGTTAAAAGCACGTCAGACATAGCGCAGGGCGCATTTTCCGTGGACGTTGCAGATTATCTCACGACGGGAAGCAATGCCGTTAAAATCTCGATTACGGACGTATACGGCAATACCCGTACAATCAACTTCACCGTTACGGTTGCTTCTATTTCGCTTTCGTCCACGTTCGATGCAAGCGTGGCATACGACGGTGCAATTACATATACCTACATTCCGAAAGGAAGCGTAAGTAAGACGGTTCACTTTATCTTGGACGGCACGGAACTTGAAACAACAACGGTGACGACTTCGGGCAGACAGCAGACTTACAGCATTGCCGCACAAACGCACGGTTCGCATAAGTTTGAGGTTTACTTCACCGCCACTATCGACGGACAAGCAGTAGAGAGTAATCACTTATACTACGATTTAATTTGCGTAGAGTCCGGGGACACTACTCCCATTATCGCTTGCGCCTACAACACCACTTCCGTAAAGCAGTATGAAACGATAAATATTCCCTATATCGTTTACGATCCTGCAAGCCTTACAGCAAGCGTAAATCTCGCCGTAAACGGCACAACCGCTTCCTCCCTTACGGTGAACCGAACGGAGCAGACTTGGGCGTACAGAGCCGATTCTACGGGTTCTGTAAGCCTTACAATCACTTGCGGCACAACCGTTAAAACGATAGCACTTACTGTTGCGGCAACGGAGATAGATGCAACGGCAGAAACGTCCGACTTGGACTTATACCTTACAAGCTACGGCAGAAGCAACAATGAAGCAAATCCTGCTTCTTGGAGTTATGGTAGCATTGCTTGCACGTTTGCAGGTTATAATTGGTCAAGCGACGGGTGGCAAACTGACGATGACGGCATAACCGTACACCGTGTGAGCGGCGATGCGAGGCTTACGATTCCGCTGAAAATATTTGAAAACGACTTCCGCACGACGGGTAAGACGATAGAAATTGAGTTCGCCACGAAAGATGTTCTCGATTATGATTCCGTAATTCTTTCCTGCTATGCAGGGAATAAAGGTTTACAGCTTACGGCGCAAAAGGCTCTGCTTAAATCCGAACAGTCGGAACTTTCCACGCAGTACAAAGAGAACGAACATATCCGTTTGACTTTTGTCGTTGAGAAAAAATCGGAAAACCGATTGATTTATATTTATCTGAACGGCATTATTTGCGGCGCAACACAGTACCCCGCCGACGACGACTTCTCGCAAAGTTCGCCCGTGGGGATTACTATCGGCTCTAACAACTGTACGATAGACATTTACAATATACGTGTTTACAGTAATGATTTAACACGCTATCAGGTGCTTGAAAATTGGATAGCCGACACGCAGGATATTGATGATAAAATCGACAGGTATAACCGCAATAACATATACGACGATTACGGTGCTGTCACCATAGAGAAACTGCCCGATAATCTCCCCTATCTTGTTTTACAAGCTACGGAATTACCTCAATATAAAGGCAATAAAGTCACCGTGAGCGGCGAATATGTGGATTCCGAGGATAGTAGCAATTCCTTTGAATTCAGTGAAGCACAAGCCGACGTTCAGGGTACTTCTTCCGCAGGATATGCGCGTAAGAACTACAAGATTAAATTCAAGAACGGATTTACTCAAAACGGCGTTTCCGGAACAGGTTATAAACTTCGTTCGACAAGCATTGCGACAAGCACGTTCACTTTCAAAGCGGACGTTGCCTCTTCCGAGGGTGCGAACAACGTTGAATTGGTAAGGCTTTACAATGACATTTGTCCTTATAAAACGCCTCCGCAGGAATTGGACGGCTCTATTCGTCAGGGTATTGACGGCAAGCCTATCGTTATATTCCACAACAATGGCAGTACGATGACGTTTGTCGGCAAGTATAACTTTAATAACGACAAGGGAACGCCCGAAGTATACGGCTTTGCAAGCGGCGATGAGTCTTGGGAAATTCTGAACAACACTTCCGACAGGGTTCTGTTTAAGTCGGCAGACTTTACGGGCGAGGATTGGAAGAACGACTTTGAAGCAAGATACCCCGAAGATAACACTGACACGACAAACCTTGCGGCGTTTGCCGCATGGGTGGCTTCTACCGACCAAACGGCGGCTACAAACGAAGCTTTGACTACCGCCGTAACATACGACGGCACGGAATACACAACCGATACGGCGGCTTACAGACTTGCTAAATTCAAAGCAGAATTAAGTTCTTATGCCGAATTGGATAGTGCGGTATTCTACTATCTGTTCACTGAATTGTTCCTTATGGTAGACAGCCGCGCAAAAAATGCTTTCCCCTCTAAATTCGGGACGGACAAAATCTGTTGGCTTCCCTACGATATGGACACCGCTATCGGCATTAACAACGAGGGTTCGCTCGTATTCAGTTATGCGCTTGAAGATACCGACAAAACATCGGACGGTGCGGACGTATACAACGGACAGCAATCCGTATTTTGGAAAAATCTCCGTGAAGCGTTCGGCAGCGAAATCAAAGCAATGTATCAGGAACTTCGTTCCGACGGAAAACTTTCCTATACCGTTGTTGAGGAAATGTTTGAAAATCATCAAAAGGTATGGTCGGAAGCTATTTGGAACGAGGATGCTTATTATAAGTATCTGCAACCGCTTATCGAAAGCGGCACGGGTATTTATCTGCCCATGTTGCAGGGTAGTAAATCCGAACAACGTAAATGGTGGCTTTACAATCGTTTCCGCTACATAGACAGCAAATATAACGCAGGTGACAGTTTAAGCGATATTATCACGCTCCGTGGTTATGCGGTCGGCAATATCACGATAGAACCTTATGCAGATATTTATGCGACGGCAAAATACGGCTCGTATTTAGTTCAGACACGTGCGTTAAGGGGTTCTACCTACACGCTTACTTGTCCGCTCGATACGTTGAACGACACCGAAATTTATATCTACTCTGCATCGCAATTAAAGAGCGTTGGCGATTTAAGTAGTCTGAAAGTTGGTTTAGCGGACTTTTCCATGGCGACGAAGTTGCAGACCTTGAAGCTCGGCGATTCCGATTCGACATATTCAAACGGCAACTTGAATTCCCTTACGCTCGGCAACAATGTACTCCTGCAAACGCTTGACGTGCGCAACTGTACTTCGCTTGGTACAGGCGAACAGCAATCCGTTGACTTGTCGGGTTGTACGAATATTGAAAACGTATACTTCGACGGTACGGCGGTTAAGGGCGTAAGCTTGCCGAACGGCGGTATTCTGAAAGTATTACATCTCCCTGCTACAATTACAAACCTTACCGTTTGCAATCAAAGCGCAATAACGGACTTCACACTCCCCTCCTATGCAAATATTGCTACGTTAAGGTTAGAGAACGTGAACAGCAAGATAGATTCGCTTGCAATTCTTAAAGCCATTTCCGCAAATAGCCGTGTAAGGCTTATCGGCATAGATTGGTCGCTCGACACCTATGCAGATGCCGAAGCAGTATACGATATTCTCGACACTATGCGCGGATTGGATGAAAACGGAAACAATACCGACAAAGCACAGGTTGCAGGTACTATCCATATTCCCTCTGTTACGGGTACGCAGTTGGAAGAACTTAAAAGCCGTTATTCAAGCATTGCAATTACATACGACACCGTTTCCTACTTCGTATACTACAAGGATTCGGACGGAACGCTTCTTTATACCGATACGGTTGCCGAGGGTGCGAATGCTATTGATCCCGTTACTACGGGCGCAATTACCGCTCCTGCGAAAGAAGCTACGGACGATGTTAAATATACCTACACGGGTTGGGGAACACTGCCTACGAATATTCACGCAAATCAGACTGTTACGGCGCAGTACAGCGAAAGCTATGCGGTACGCTTCTACAACGGCTCTACATTGTTAGAAACCGATTGGATTGCAAGCGGCGGCACGGCAACTTATAACGGCTCTACGCCCACAAAGTCAAGTACGGCACAATACACTTATACGTTCAGCGGTTGGAGCAGTACAGACGGCGGTTCGGCAAGCAGTAGCATATTAAAGAATATTAAGGCGGCTAAATCCGTTTATGCGGCATATACCTCCACCGTGCGCACTTATACTGTACGTTTCTACAACGGCATAACCTTGTTGCAGACTTCTACCGTTGCATACGGAAGCAGTGCAAGTTATACAGGCAGTACACCTGTAAGCACGGAAGATGAAACCGAAACATTTACGGGTTGGAATCCCTCGCCTACTTCTATTAAGGGCGATACGGATTGCTATGCAGTATTCAAGGCAACGAATGCGCTCGATAACGACACATGGAAAGTTATAGCAGCCCATGCCGATGCAGGAGAGGGTGCAAATTACTACTCTATTGGCGATTGCAAGGGCATTACCCTTAACGGCACGGTAGGAACGCTATCTCTCGACAATATAACCTATTACGTATATATTATCGGGTTTAACCACGACGGCGAAAACAATATCCGTTTCGGCACATTCAAAACCGCTATCAAGAACGGCGTAAGTATTGGTTTGGTTGATAGTTATTACAATAGCAACTCGACAGGCGGTACAAAGTACTTCAATATGAACCATTGGGGCAACTACAACTACGGCGGTTGGGCGGCTTGTGATATGCGTTACGATATTCTCGGTAGTACCGACGTTGCTCCAAGCGGCTACGGCTCTGCTAAAACTACAAGTACTGTCGGCTATGATGCTACAACAACTTGTGCAACTAATCCTGTTGCTAATACTCTTATGGCGGCATTCCCTGCGGATTTACGTGCAGTAATGAAGCCTATGACTATTTACACGGATAACAAGGGTAATGCAAGTAACATAGATGCAAACGTAACGACTACCATTGATTACCTGCCTCTGCTTTCAGAATACGAAATCTTTGGCTCTCGCTCTTATGCAAATCAGTATGAGAAAGACCATCAGACACAGTATGCGTACTATTCTGCGGGTAACAGCAAGGTGAAGTATAAGCATAGTAGCACGAGTTCGTCAGCGTGTTGGTGGGAGCGTTCTGCTAATTGCAACGGCAGTAGCAATTTCTGCTTTGTCTACGGCGACGGCTACGCCTACCGTTACGACGCTCGTTGGTCTTTTGCTGTCGCTCCGGCTTTCTCTGTCTAATCTTAAATCGGGAAAATCCGCCCACGAAAGTGGGCGGTATACCCAAAGAGGTTTTATATGTCAGTATTAAAAATAAGACGAACTCAAAGCAAAGCAGAATATGTAAGTTTAGCAGGGGAAATCCATACGGAAACTTTGCAATTCTTAACAAGGCTATCTACACGATACGCCCGTTTACTCGCCGACAGTGTAATTAAGTTAGCTTCCGAAGTAGTCGTGAATGCGGAAAAGGCGCAAAACATTTTCCCGTCCGACGAAATAAGGAAACAACTCCGTGAAACTCATTTTTTAGAAGCACGTGCTTCGCTATCGGCATTAGATACGCAACTTGCGGATTGCTATGAAGTTATGATGCTTAATCCACAAGGCTGTTTCAGTCCAACGCCCAAAGGCAAGCTTATTTCAAGCGCAGATGCCATACAAAAATTAGACCATATGGCAAACTCTTTGGGTGAAAAGATTGATAAAGAAACATCACTTTTGACTAATGTAATGAAAAGCGACAAGAAACGCTAATCATTTCGTTATCGGTGCATCTCTGTAAAAATTTGTCGTCAGCGAATTGGTGGGAGTGTTCTGCTAATTACAACAACAGTAACAATTTCTGCAATGTCAACAACAACGGCAACGCCAACAATAACAACGCTAATTGGTCTAATGCTGTCGCTCCGGATCTCATATAAAATGGGTTGCAAACAGTAGTTATTATAACGAACTAAACCCTTGTGAAAGGAGAGATGCTTCCGGGAGAAATCCAAAATAGCCCTTTCGATGCCTTTACACGAACGCTTCTTGCATAGTGGGAAGATATTGTGCTTAATCCCATTTTATGTGCAAAGGCAAAGCAGTTTAGCCGCACTCTATACCACGACTGTACGAAAGGCGAAGAAAAAATTTTAATTTATATGAACAGTGAAGAAAGACACTACAACAGATACATACGAAGAAGAGCCAAACGGGAGGCAAAGAAGAATGAAAGATGTCAGGCAATCGGCGGCATCGAACAAGCGATGTCGTTTCACGAACTGTATAAAGCAGGTAAGAAATGCTGTAACGGCGTTCGTTGGAAGAACAGCGTACAGTGTTTCGAGTTGCATCTATTATCGGGAACTGCTGTACGGCATAAGCAAGTAATAAGCGGAACGTGGAAACCTGCTCCCTATGTTCACTTCCTGTTGAGCGAGCGTGGCAAAATCCGTCCCATAGATGCGCCAAGAATACAGGACAGGCAAGTACATAAGGCGTACACCAAAAACGTTCTACTCCCACTCTACCGTCCCGAAATGATATGGAATAACGGCGCAAGTTTAGAGGGCAAAGGTTTTGAATTCTCGATAAATCTTTTGAAAGAAGAACTGCACGACCACTTCCGTAAATACGGGCGTGAGGGCTGGATAATCGTTGCCGATTTCAAGCAATTCTTTCCGTCCGCTCCGCACGAACAGGTTTATATGCGGCACGAGGCTTTGATAAGGGATGAAATGCTTAAAAATTTCGGTGACGAAATAGTTGCTTCCGTTCCCGGTGGTGAGGGTATGCCGTTAGGTGTTGAACCAAGTCAAGCGGAAATGGTTGCGCTTCCGTCGCCGATAGATAATTACATGAAATGTCAGTTGTCTATCAAAGGCTTCGGACATTACATGGACGACTATCATATACTTGTTCCTCCCGATAGGAATCTAAAAGAAATTTTGCGGTTATTTATCGAAAAGGTCAACAAAATGGGTTTAAGGATAAGTGCGAACAAAACAAAAATCATTCCGCTTACGAAACCTTTTAAATACTGCAAAGCAACTTATTACCTTACGGAAACGGGCGCAGTTATTGTACACGGAAGTCGCGACGGCATAAAACGTGACAGGAAGAAGATAAAAGCCTATCCTGCAAAGATATTCATGAATGAAATGACTTACGAGGATTTATGGACTTCCGTCAATGCAATGATGGCGTACTTTGAAAACTATAACGACCATACAAGGGTTTTGAGATTAAGAAGATTGTTCTACTCTCTGTTTCATTTCTCTTGTGAACATTTTGAAAATTTCAGAAAAAGGAGTATATCGGTGAAATACATAGCACACAGACGGTTTAAGGCAAAAGCAATATGCGGTGAAGTAAATATACCTGCACTGACGGAGCTTGAATCCACGGACGGTATAATTTACTATAACGGCAAGCAACTTTGCACTATAACAAGCGAGAACGCCCATCAGTTCTTTGCATATAACGACGACGGCAACGGGTTGGAGCGTGGAAAACTTACTCAATCCATTATAAAGCAGTTGTCAACGCCCGATAGTAAGCATCAGGAAAGGTGGGATAAGGTTTGGGACGATGAAAAATGTCAGCCGTATAGGCGACAGGAATCCGCAGACCATTGGTATTGGAATCACGCATTTTTTAATGCGGATTTAGGAACGCTGAAACACATTGCCGATCTTGTCGGCGCAAGGAGGTGAAATTATGTACGAAGTAAGCAGTGACGGAAATGTTCTTGGCACATTTAATCCAGTGTTCATACGGTTGAGCGATAACGGCTCTTATGTTCCGTGCGATGAAAGTGTCGCCGAGGGCATTTGTGTTAAGCTGCCGAAAGAAGTTGAGAACGAAGTCACGGACGAAGAAACAGGTGCTGTAACTACTGAAACCCGAACCGTCTATGAAGATACCGTTTTTCGGCTTATTGACGGCGGTTTAACAGGTGAAGAGCCGTTATGTTCTATTACTAAAACGGAGGGCGAAGAATAATGCGTGAAGAAGATGTAACTATCGCCCTGACTAAACACGGCGAAGAAATTAAGTCCTTGAAGCATAGAATGGACGATGTTGAAACCAAGCAAAATGAGATAGAAACCTTAACCGCTTCCGTCAATAAATTGGCTATCAACATGGAACATATGCTGAAAGAACAGCAAGACCAAGGAAACCGACTTAAACAGTTGGAAACCGCTCCCGTCGAAAATGTGAAAGCGATAAGAACCACTGTAATCAGTAGCATCGTGACCGCAGTCGTCGGAGCAATCATAGGTGCATTGCTTGCACTTATTATAACTTAACGGAGGTAATTTATTATGGAATGGCAAAACATTATTATTTCAATCGTGAGCATCGTTTTAACTTCTTTTGCTTCATGGGCAATGGCAAGGCTTGTCGCATGGCTCAACACAAAGCTTAAAGACGGCAAAATCAAAACTCTTATCAATGAAGCGATAACGACGATTACAAGCGTTGTAGAAGCTACATATCAGACCTATGTCGAAGCATTAAAGGAAACCGATGCATTCACCGCCGAAGCGCAGAAAACAGCCCTAAATAAAGCCGTAGAAACGGCGAAAAGTCAACTGTCGAACGAATTGACGGAATACCTCGAAACGAACGGAATAGACCTAAATTCGTGGCTTGAAACGCAGATTGAAAGCATTATCTACGAACTTAAAAATAAGTGACACAAACAAAACACCGCCTCACATGAAGCGGTGTTTTACGTTGATTGCAAACACATCCGTCCCTATCATATAGGGGTGCGTATTTGCTGGAAATGGTGGAGAAGCAGGGTTCAAAAACGCACTACTGTTTGACGGCTTGCTTCCCGTTATTGTTTTTGTCTTTTTAGGCGATAGATTATAAGTTATCGTAAATTTATAACTTTTCGGATCGTCCTCGTCGTCCCATACTGTAACCGAATTAACAAGCAGGTCTATTATCTTCCGCTGGAAAATAGGATCGTCTATATTCCCTTTGGTGAATTCCGTCAGGAAATAAACGATTTGCGGCTTGTTTAATTCTATAACCGAAGCTTTTTCCTGTTGTAATCTTTTTTGTGCCGCATGACGTTGTTTTTCTAATTCGTTCAGCCTTTTCGTTAGTAGTTCAGATTCTGCACCATTCTCTACAAGCTTGAAAAGCCGTTCTATTGATTTGGTGTATTCGGCTATTTCTTTTTCAATCGCAACAATATCCGTTTTTTCTTGCTTTTCTGCTTCGGCGGCAATGAGTGCCATATCCGCTATTTCGTCAATCGTTTCGGGTGTAAGCAGTTCAAGTGTATCTTCCACCACGACACGTTCAAGCCATTCCTTTCGTATTGGCGTTTTATGGCAGCCGCAATTTCGTTCGCCCCTGCTCCCTACACAGGTGTAATAGAAATATTTTCTACCCGTCTTACTTGTGCTTGCTGTACCCGTCAACAAGTTGCCACAATGCCCACAAATAACTTTGCCCGACAACATATAATCGACTAACGCTTTGCCTCTTGCCGGTGCTTTTGCGGCTCTATCAAGCCGTTCTTGTACCTTATTAAAAGTATCTTTATCTATAAGTGCAGGAACGCCGCCGTCAATAACTACATCCATAAATTTATATTGTCCTATATACTTCTTATTTCTAAATATAGCTCCGAAACTATTTTTGTTAAAGCTTGCCCCTGTCTTTGTCCTATATCCTGCTTCATTTAACACTCGGCAAATTTCCGCAACGCTATGTCCTGCCGCATACATGGAAAAGGCTTTGCGTACGATAGGCGCGGTATGTTCATCTACAACTAATTTCTTGTTTTCAATCTTATAACCGAGGCTTATTTGTCCACCTGTTGAATTACCTTTCAATGCGCATTCGTGCATACCACGGGTAATTTTCTGCGAGAGTTCTTTTGAATAAAATTCTGCCATACCCTCTAACACGGCTTCAAGGATAATTCCCTCAGGGTTATCGGATATGTTTTCTGTCGCCGAAATAAGCCGTACACCGTTCTTTTTGAGCCTTGCTTTATAAGTAGCACTATCATAACGATTACGAGCAAAACGGTCAAGTTTATAAACTACAACGCCCTGCCATAGTTTTTTTTCACTTTCGCGTATCATTTTTTGAAACTCGATACGTTTTTCAGCATCTTTGGTCGCTGTTAACGCACGGTCAACATATTCACCTACAATGGTATATCCCATTGATTGACAATACTTTTGGCACACGTGCCTTTGTCCCTCGATAGACTGCTCATTTTGTCTATCTGAACTGTATCTCAAATATAAAACTACGTCCATAATATTCTCCGTAAAGTGATAAAAGTGAATCATTTTAGGCTTTTTCAGTAAAGTGTTCTATAAGAACGATATATAGAGGACTTTATGGAAAAACCCGAAAATAAGTCACTTTCTTCACTTCTTCAACCCTATGAGGTAATTTATAAAGTCAGCTTGTTCCTTAATACCCAATGAACGATAAACTTCAATCAGTTCAAGTTCTTGCTTGGAAAATCCGCTGTTTTCTGCAATATTGAGTGTGGCGTTCGGACTTTCGTTGATGGTATTGAATAAATGGTGATTAGATTGTTTGGACGAAAAATGTACTCTTTCCCAATTTTCCATAGCAAGAGTAAAGCCATCTTCGGAAACCTTTTTTATACGTAAGCTTTCATTCATGAAATCTCCGAAAGAAAGATTGAGAGTTTTTCCGTTCTTACTTATGATGACTTCCGTATCTGTTTCTTCGTATTCAAAGCCGTTGTCTTTTAACCATTCAGCAACAAGTCCCATAATTCTACGGGCAAAAATTTCTTCATCTTCTTCTCCGGTCAAATATTCGACACTCACGCCAAAGTACTTTGCTAAAAGAGCAAGGTTCTTTTTACTTATGCTTGGCAGATTACTTAAAAAGTTTTTTCCTGCTCCGCTTTGAATAAAAGCAGTGGTTTGACTGACACCACGTTCTTCGCATAACTTCTTAATGCGTTCCTTTAACACTTCCAATTCTTCGTTCTTCATAAAATTCCTCCTAAATACGGAAAATTTTTTCCAAAAACTTCCTAAAAACAGTTGACATTCTCCTAAATAGGGATTATAATAGCAAATGTAAAACAACTTTTGTTGGCAAAAAGTGCGTAAAGGAAAGAACACTCTGCGGCTTTGCTTTTGTGCCAAGAGTCTTTAATGGTTTTTGTATTGTAGCAAATTCATTATACCATGTAGACCTTACTTTGTCAACAATAGTTGTTTCAAATATCTAAAAATTTTGCAGGAGGTATAAGAAAAAAATTGAATAAAGAGCGTGATCAGATAAGAATTTTGCTTTTGAAGAACAGTCTTTCACAGGTTTGGCTCATAAACCGTCTTGAAGAACACGGCATCATGACCGATAAAACCGAATTAAGTTCAGCTTTAAGTGGCTCTCGGCATGGTGCTAAAATCGAAAAAATCATAAAGACTTCCCTTACGATCCTTGACGATTATATCGCCAAAATGTCGGGAACGTGATAATGAGTACTATCAGAAAGGAAGATGAAAATCTTCTCGGAAGAATCGTATACGAAGCAGCTAAACGCTATTTTGAAGATAATGAGCATCGCAGAGCGTTTGAGGAATGGTATTTAGCTAACTACGGAAAACCTTATATTTGGCAAGGAGAACTTTAATGGACAATTTAACAGAATTCACAATCAACTACAATGACGGCAGAGGTAAAATGACCTTATACCTTGAAATGTTTTTTGCGCGCCGTGACAACAAAAGCAAGGCTTTCAAACACACCACTAAACCCGACATATATAAAGTATTTAAGTTGGTAAATGAATGGTGTGACGAAAGTACTATTTGCTTTTTACTGAAATGGCTCGAAGAACATGATTGCAAGGATTTGGTCACATACTTCCTCGACAGATACAAGTGGGTGGAATATGACCAACAAAAAATCGGGTAATGCCTTTGAAACCTTTTTTTGCAATGTTTTATTCTTTAATGGTTTTTGGGTGCATAATTTGGCGCAGAACCAAGCAGGACAACCTGCCGATGTTATTGCGGTCAAAAACGGAAAAGCATACTTAATTGATTGCAAGGTTTGTTCCGGAAAAGGATTCCCTTTTTCCCGAATAGAAGAAAATCAGGATTCTTCCATGCGGCTTTGGGCGGCGACGGGTAACGGCACAGGATGGTTTGCTCTCTACTACGGAAGCAAGACATATATGGTAAGTCATGTTGAGTTAAACACTTATCGCAATTTAGGTAAAGCGTATATGTCAGGTAAAAACATTGAGCAACTACCTACGATTGAGGAATGGGTGAGGCAAAATGAAAACGGTAATAAGTAATGTAATAAGCATAACAAATCCGTCGAAAGAAGTAATGCAATGGTGTAAAGACAATCTTAAAATCGCAAACCCCGAATACAGTAAAAAACTTCGGATGCACTTATGGCTTGGAAATACACCTGCCGACCTTTACCTTTACGCAATCATGGGAAACACTTGGATTTTGCCTTTTGGCGTATTACGGGAAATTCTTCCCCTTTTAGGTGAAGCGGTTGAAACGGATTTCAAAGAACCCATACACGTTGACTACAAGGCAACTATTCCTCTATACGATTATCAGCAGGAAGCGGTAAACGCCGTTGTCAAAGACTTCTACGGTATATTACAAGCCCCTGCCGGGAGCGGTAAAACTCAAATGGGAATCGCTATTATGGCGCAAATGGGCGTTCGTACACTATGGCTTACACACACCAAAGATTTACTCGAACAATCAAAAGCACGTGCTGAACTCTACATAGACACTTCTACTATCGGTACAATAACCGAGGGCAAAGTGAATATCGGAAAGGGTGTAACATTTGCCACCATTCAAACCATGTGCAGAATGGACTTAAACGATTACAAAAACACTTGGGATTTAATCATCGTTGACGAATGTCATCGATGCGCAGGTACTCCCACCGCTGTTACGCAGTTCTACAAGGTGCTAAACGCATTAGCGGCGCGAAACAAATACGGATTATCGGCAACCGTACATCGTAGTGATGGAATGATTAAAGCGACATATGCGTTGCTCGGTAAAATCGTTTATGCAGTATCACGAGAAGAAGTTGAAAGTCGAATAATGAGAGTCGGAATTCATCCCATCGGAACTAATACACAACTCACGCAAGACTGTTTAAATACGGACGGAACTCTTTGTTATACAAGGTTGATAAATCACCTTTGCGAAGATGATGACCGAAATGACCTGATTGTAAAGCGTTTAATATCCGATGCCGAACATCCGTCACTAATCCTTTCAGACCGCCTGAACCATTTACAAACGCTCATGCTTCTGCTTCCCGTCGAAATGCAAAATCAAGCCGTTATGATTAGCGGAAAAATGACTACGAAAAGCGAAAAGGCTCAACGCGAACAAGCTATTGAGGATATGAAAACAGGAAAGAAAAAATATCTGTTTGCTACATATTCGTTAGCAAAAGAGGGTTTAGATATACCCTGCTTGGAACGGCTTTACATGGCAACACCGCAAAAGGATTATGCGGTTGTAACACAAAGCATAGGGCGAATCGCTCGTATCTGTAACGGCAAAAGCGAACCTATTTGTTATGACTTTGTGGACGATATTCGCTATCTGTTCAAAGCATATAAAAAACGTTGCTTCGCCTACAAGAAAAATGATTGCTATCTTATTAGCGATAAAGGAGGTTAAATCGAATGAGTGCGATATTAAAGAGAATAGCGGCGAAAATCATTCTTCGTTTGCCGTTGACACAAAAAGAATACGCATTATGGATTTTATACGGTGACGAAAATGACATTAGGAAGTTTATTTGACGGCGCAGGTACTTTCCCTTTTGCGGCAGTACAGTACGGAATAATCCCTGTATGGGCAAGTGAAATTGAACCTTTCCCAATAAAGGTCACTTCAAAACGATTCCCAAAAATGAAGCATTTGGGCGATGTACGAAACATTAACGGCGCAGATATTCAACCCGTAGACATAATCACTTTCGGCTCTCCCTGTCAGGATTTATCTGTTGCAGGTAAACGTGCAGGATTAGACGGCGAAAGGTCAGGACTGTTTATGGAAGCCGTAAGAATTATTAAAGAAATGCGAGGTAAAACAAATGGAAAATATCCCCGATACGCAATTTGGGAAAACGTCCCCGGAGCATTCAGCAGTAATAAGGGAGAAGATTTCCGAACCGTCCTTGAAGAATTCTGCAAAATTAAAAACAATTCAGCCGTTATTCCTCGACCTACGAACGATGGAAAATGGCGAACGGCAGGAATTATCTTGGCAGACAATTATTCCATCGGATGGCGCGTACTCGATGCACAATTTTGGGGAGTACCCCAAAGACGTAGAAGAATCTACCTTGTGGCAGATTTTAGAGGTCAATGCGCCGAAGAAATACTATTTGAGCAAAGTGGCTTGCAGAGGAGTTTTGCGGAGAGCCGTGGCGCGTGGAACGGAATTAGATCCGATACTACTTATGGCTCTTGCACAACAGGGCGAACTGACGGAAACGGAACTTCGGGAATTACGGCTGCTCCCCCCCCCGTAATACCGCTTGACAGTCATCCTATGGACAGTAGATTGACCATAGGAAGCGACGATAAAATTCAAACTTTAACTTCCCGTATGGGGACGGGCGGCAACAATACACCATTCTTATTGTTAAAAGGCATCGACACATACAATCAAACGGTTACAGGCGATAAAACAAAAACTCTGCTTGCAGGGCATATAGATCCTGACGGTGTTCCATGTATAGCAATCAACATTTTACAAGATGCCGTTCCGAATGAGGACATATCCCCCTGTTTATCAACGGGTAATCCCAAAACAGGACAAGCAAATTTAGCCGTGTGTTATTCAATAGACCGCGCTTCCTTTAATCAAGGCAAGAACGCTCTGTACAAAATGCAGATTGATAAAGACGGCAAATGCCATACGATTGTTTCCAAAGGTCCGGGTGCAGTGTGCTACCCCGTAGCACTCAACGGCGACAAAGCAGGAACGCTTGATGCAAACTATTGGAAAGGTTGCGGTGAACGCAACGGAACTGAAAGAGAGCTTGTAGCTTGTCCTGTTGAAACAAAGTGGATTGTAAGACGTGTAACACCCACGGAGTGCGCAAGACTTCAAGGAATGCCCGATTGGTGGTGTTCCGATATAGAACACAAAGATGCGCCTGAATACAAAATGTGGGGCAACGGAATGGCTCTGCCGTGTGTAATGTACGTTATGCAAGGTATAGCTCTGCAAAGTAAAAAGGAAATGTTGGAGGTGATTTAATGCACATATTTGACTGCGAAGTATTCCGCTATGATTGGCTTTTCGTTTTTAAAGAAGTTGAAACGGGCGAATACACCATCATATATAACGATAACGAAGCAGTTAAAGCATTTATGACCGGCGATAAGGTGTTGGTCGGATTCAATAATAAGAATTACGACAATCACATTTTAAAAGCGGTCTTATGTGATGCGGATAATGAGCAAGTAAAAGAAATAAACGACTATGTAATAAGCGGTCACAATGGTTGGGAACATCCCTTTTTGCAGTCCCATAAATGCTATTTTGATAGCTTCGATTTAATGGACGATATGCAACAGGGATTATCTCTTAAAGCGATAGAAGCGCATTTAGGAATGGATATTGAGGAAACAAGTGTTGACTTCAATATCGACAGGCGTTTGACAGATGAGGAAATGAATAAAACCATTTTCTATTGCAAATACGATGTAAACGCAACCGAACGTCTTTTCTATCTTCGCAAAAACTACCTTGAAAACAAACTCTTTCTCGGCAGATCAAAGGGGATTGAAGATACCAAAGCATTGTACATGACGAATGCAAAGCTGACAGCAACTTACTTGGATGCACACAGAACGCAGGATTGGACGGACGAACGGAATTATAAATATCCCGATAACCTGTTACGGGAATATATCCCTGCCGAAATCTTTGAGTTTTTCGACAAATTGCACGATATGAGTATTCCCGACGATGTTATATTCACAAGCAAATATGAGTTCAAAATCGGAAAATGTGAATGCACGGTTGCTTATGGCGGCGTTCATGGAGCGATTCCCTGCTATCGTGAAAGGGCAACCGATAAACGCTCTGTACGTAACAGGGACGTAGGAAGCTACTACCCTCACGAAATGACTTTGGACGGCTATTGCAGCCGCAATATTCCCGATCCGAAGATATATGCGGATATGCTTGAAACTCGTATGAAAGCGAAAAAATCGGGCGACAAAGCGACGGCAAATGCACTTAAACTTGTAGCTAACACGACTTATGGTGCAATGCTGAACAGATATAACGAACTGTACGATCCTTTAATGGGCAGGTCGGTTTGTATAACGGGACAGCTTCGATTAGTAGAACTCGCATTCCATCTTGTGGCTAAATGCCCTACCCTTATCATTATTCAGTTGAATACCGACGGTATTATGG